GGATTCGATTGAGTTCATCGATTGGGTGGATCCTGAGGCATACACCTATCGCCTCTCCATGATCGGGCATGACATCAACCTATGTGCCCTCCGCCCAACACCCTTTGCGGAGTGTAAGTCCGCCATCAAGTTCTATGAGTCCTCTGCGATCTGGAATCCTGCTGTAACCCTTGGGGCTGACTTTGGCCCCTACCAGGAGATCATTGACGGAGAAACTGGCTTCCGCTATACCTCCCCGAAAGAGTTCGAATGGAAGCTATCTGAATTAATCGAGAATGCACCGCTTCGTAAGCAGTTGGCCCAGAATGCTCAGGATTGGGTTCATTCCTACCGCGACGTCCGCTTTACCACAGGGCCGTATATCGATTGGCTAAGGAGCACAAGTGAGTCCGTCCGTGAACATTGTAGTAAGGCCCTGCAATCCCGAGAGCCCGGAATGGGAGAAGCTAGTCCAGACGAGTCACCAAACGAGCCTGTTCGTAAGCTCATCGTGGCTGAACGCTGATCGTCCCGTCGTCATAGGAGCCTTTGAGAATGGGGAGCTGATCTCGGGGGTGGTAGCCAGAGAGTTCTCTGACACCCCCTGCGCCCCGTATCAAGGGTTGCTCCTTTCCGCCCGTTCGAAGCCTGTCCATACCCACGCCCTCCTCGATTGGCTTGAGGGAATCGGCGGGATGCCGGTGGTTTGGAACGCTCCTTCCCTTATTGATATCCGGCCCTTCCTAGAACGCGCTGATAAAGGTGTCGTTTGGAAGGAGCACATCCGGTATACCTACTTCGTCAGCACGCCCTTCGTGGTACCTCACCCCGAGTTGGGCGTAGAAAAGACCAATGAACGAATTCAACGGCTTGCCGGATCTTTGGCCCCCGGTAATGTATCTCGCGTGCTCATGGCAGACTGTGTGTCTCTGTATGAAGATGGGGAGGCCTTGGTTGCTTGGGGAGTTGATGCACAGGGGCGAGGTTATCTCGTCGCGTTTGACGGGCCTTATGTACCACTTGCGAAACGCCTTATCAAGAGCGTAGAATCATGTGACTTGGGGGGTACTCCCTCGTGGGCAAAAGAATTCGGCCCAAAGCTCAGGACGTCTTATGGCTGTGTTAGAGTGGTTTAATGGCGATCCTTACGTTTGCTCAGGCTAAGGCGCAGGTAGCGCAAGCCATTGGAAATGCGACTGATACTGATGCTTTGACCGAGGCGGGGGCTGAGATCCAGCGTGTCGTTGAGGAGCTTAACCTCAAGGACCTGGACTGGCTAACGGCCGAGCAAACCATCGCACTTGTAGTTGGGACGGATGAATACAACCTGAACACAGACTTCAGGAAGATCTATTCTGTGCGCTTGGAAACGAATAAGCGCCCTCTTAAGTACATCGAACAGCGTGTATGGGATCGGTCGATCTATGATCAGACTTCGAACCGGACGCCTTGGGGATATAACATCTTCCCACGGTCTTCGAATACGGTCGCACAGATTAGGGTGCTTCCACCTCCTGCATCTGTCGAGAACATTCTAGTTAAGTATTACAAGCTCATGGCCACCCCTTCGGTGGATGGCACGGCTTTGGATATCGTGGAGCGGTATCAAGCCTGGATCATTTATCAGGCGCGCGCGAACATCCTTGCGAACCATGGGGAGAATGACTCCCGCATTATGTATTGGCAGGGGAAGGCGGACAGGATGCTCGCCCTCATGCTTGATGAATCTCAAGTCCAGCCGGATAATGATGAGGGCTTTCGCCCTGGTTTCACCGGAGACCGCGTGTTTCCGGGCGATGTCCCTGACGCTTGGTATGGCTGGTACTATTAATGCTCCATACTGAGCCGCTTACTAACGGCCTCGTTACTGCCCGCGATCCATCGCTCCTTGGTCCCGGGGAGCTTGTTCGTGCTGAATCAGGACTCTACCGTCCGTTCAACCATGCTCTCTCCCCAATCAAGGGGCGGGTTGTGTTTGGAACGGCGATTGGGGTGAACATCGATGGCCTCAGGGCAATCCCCTTCGAGGCTGATGGAACGACCACGACGCGGCTTATTGTCGCGCATGGGACGTCCTGGCAGACGGGAACTGGTGGCGCATGGACTACGATCCGATCAGTGACCACAGGTCTTCGGATCGAAGCCATTGGGTTTGATAATACCTACTTCCTCTCCAATGGGTTTGATGTCCCGCAGGTTATCAATAGCTCCCTTACCCTGAACCGTCATGGAATGTTTCCTACGGACACGGATGAAATCAGTCCAGGGGGTGCCATTACTACGGGGGGAGATTGGTCTGCGGTTGGAACGGGCTGGTATGAATATTGGTTTACCGAGTATGACTCCAACCTAGATATCGAGTCAGCTACATTAGGGGATGATATCCTCACTGATCGTCCGATTGGGAACGCACTTGAGAATGCGTGGCAGGTCAGCGTTACAATCGATTATGGTGGCGTAGCCTACCCCATCCTTCACAACTCCAACGCAACGCATTGGCGACTTTATCGGGGGATTACCTCGATCGGGTCTGGGTCTTCTATCGGAAGTTACGAGACCTCCTTTCCGAATGGACTTCTGATTGAGCAAATTGCTATTCCAGGTGGAGCGCCCGCACCTGTTACTACGTTGGATCCAGGTACGGTAGGAACCACCCCCTACGCCTTTCTAACTATCTCGGTAGCTGGGGCTGCTGCGGTAAACATTGCTCGCGATCGGGAGCCTCCGACCTGGAGTACGGGGGACGTTTTCGAAGACTCCCTTGTAGTGAACGATACCGCTAATCCCGGGCTTGTGCGGTATTCCTTCCCCGGCCTGCCACACTCCTTCCCCGAGTTGTATTTCGTAGGCTTTAATACAAAGCAAGTAGACAGAGTAACCTGCATTAAGTCACTTGATGCAGTTTGTGTAGTGGGTCTCCAGAGCCAGGTTTGGCGCTTAAACTACCTCCCCAATGAGACTGACTCTGAGTTTTCCCGAGGAAGATGCCGCGAGATTATCTCTGCGAACCATGGGATCGTGGGACCAGATGCCGCGTGCTTGTTTACTCCAGTTGAAGGAAACTCGCGTGTGGCTTATGTAAGCCACGATGGACTTTACGCTACAGACGGGATTCGGACGCAACTCCTCACCATGGACCTTAATTGGGATGCCTTGGTGAATAAGACGCTTCTGTCAAACTGTCTCCTTGTGAACGTCCAGCATCTCTGGAGCCTCTTCTTCTATTACACCTCTGCTGGAGGTAGTGCGCCGAACGATCGAGTGCTTCACCTGAGTTATCATCCACAGCACCTTAAGGATGGGGGATATCTCAAGGTCTCTGGTCCAACGGCTTTGGTCGGACGTGCAGCGGATTATGCAAATAACTCAAGCCGTGCTTTCTCTGCAACGAACTCGGTGCAAGAAGAGGACGTAACGGCTGGGGTAACGACCATGGTGGCGGAGACGCGATTCATTTATCCACAAGGGGCAGATCTCTCTACTGAGGTTCATGCCCAGCGCGTGCGAATCCTAACCGGGCCATTTAGCGGAGCGGGGACTTTTAATGCAGCCTTTACTCGGCGAAAGTCGAATGCTGCTAAGGCTACGGATACTGCCAAGGCGTATGTTCCCCACGCCTCTGAAAATCAACTTATTGAAATGGAACTTCACGCCCGGGCGGAAGCAGTTGGGATGGTCCTTAACACCCAAGCAGATACCGCGTATCTTGCCTTTGAGTATGATGTTTCTTCAGGAACCTAAGTGCGTAATTACGAAGGTGTAGTAGGACTCGCAGAGACGAAGGATCCGATCTTGCGTCGGAATATCTTCGTTATTGATCGTTACCTCCGGCTGCTTGATGCGGCAGGGTTTGCTTCTGGGCAACCTACGAATACTGGCGCGATGGGGAATACCCATGGAGAAGGGTGTTGCCCGAATCAAGTTGACGAGTTCGAGCGGGTACATGATGCGACCGAGGGAATCCTTTCCTTTGGGCGCGCTACCGAACTTGCTTCTGCGGCCCCACTGAGTGGACATACCATCACGCGAATTGAGGGTGGGGAACTCAATACCATCTTCAACCTGAATGGAGATACCACCGCTGGTGCAGTTAGCTTTTCAACTTCAACGGTTCGCACTGGAACTTACTCCATCCTTATCACTAAGGGTGGGGCGGCAGCAGCAAACTTCTCCCTTGCGCTTTTCTTTGATGCGGACGGACAAACTGCTTCCACTGGCCCGGTAGCTGCCTGCGCTTGGCGTGCATGGATCCGCTTCTCCGCGCTTCCTGATGCTGCGCGCCAAATTATCAGTATTCGTAGCGGCGCGACTATCCGTTCGCAGCTTAATCTTTCAAATACTGGAATCCTGACCCTCGATGGGGTATCAGGAACAACTGTTTTAGCGGTTAATACTTGGTACGAACTGACGGGGCTATATACCTCTGCAAGTACTGGAGCCCATTCCATCCGCATTTCTGAGGATGGCCGAGATCGCACTCAAGAGTTCTCGAACGTTACCCCTGTTGCCAACGGCACCGTCCTCAACATCCTCTTTGGGTCTACATCTGTTGCTGGAACCTATACGATGTTTGTGGATGACATCATGCTCGAAGCTGGAGCAAGCACGTCTGTCGTAGACTATCCA